CAACACCAGAGGTTGAAGCTGCTGCAGCTCCAGAAGCAGCACGCCCAACTATCAAAGCAGCAACATCACCATACAGCTCACAAACTGTACGCCATGGAATTACTTCTATGGGTCGCTACACAGAGCACAAGATCAAAGCATCACTAGGCAATGAGGAATCAAAGCTATGGGTTGCAGCATCTGAAGATCCAATGGTTGTACAAGCAGCAGTAGACTCAATCGGTACTACAAACCCTGCATTCAACCCAGTACAGTACCTACGCGAGTTCGTGTCTAACACAAACTTCGCTACTCCAGCAATCGATGCGATCAGCCGTGGCACATTGCCAACATCTGGTATGTCATTCTCAATTCCATCACTTGATACAAATGGTGGCGGAACTGCACCTACAGTAGCTGCAACAGCTGAGTCAGGTACACCATCCAACACAGGTATGGTTACTGACTACATCACAGGTACTGTTTCAAAGTATGCTGGACAAAACACAGTAACTCTAGAACTTCTAGAGCGTTCTGACACAATTTTCTACGATGAGCTAACAATTCAAATGCAACGCGCATACCTAAAGGCAATCGATGCAGCTGTAATCGCTGGATTCATTTCTGATGGAACTGCTGCTACATCTCAAACAGCTGATAGCGCAGGAATCGTTGCCTATGTTGCAAAAGAATCACCACTTGTTTACTCAGGAACTTCTTACTTCGCACGCAACATGGTTGCAGGAACTGGTCTATGGGGTGCATTGATTGGCGCAGTTGATACAACTGGTCGCCCAATTTACAACGCACAACCAACTACAACAGGCATGAATACTGCTGGTATTTCATCACCAACTTCTATTCGTGGCAATGTTCTTGGACTTGATCTATATGTTGATAACAATGCAGTTTCAACACTTGCATCAAACATGGCATTCATCGTTGCTCCAGAAGCTGCAACTTGGTACTCATCACCAACTTCATACTTCTCAGTTAACATCGTTTCAAACATGCAGGTTCAACTAGCAATCTACGGCTATGGTTCATATGTAACCAAGCAAGCTGCTGGTATCCGCAAGTTCGTAAAAACAGCTTAATTAACTAGATCTACCCCGGGTGAGTAGCCCTTCACTCGGGGTAGTTTGAAAGAAGGCAACCATGGCAGCCACTTATGTAACTAAAGCAGAATTACGCACCAACCTTGGTATTGGATCACTCTATAGTGACTCTACCGTGGAAGAGGTGTGTCAAAGTGCTGAAGACCTGCTCAATTCTTATTTATGGTTTGATTCAGTACCAGTAGTAGCGGCTGCCTTGGCTTCAAATGTGGCGACCTTAATTTTATCGACTCCTGGCTCATACGCTGCCGGACAAACTGTTACAATCTCTAATTGTGGGTCTACATACAACGGTTCGAGAGTTATTACTTCAACTTTTCCTTGGTCTGTTGGCTCTACCACTTTTCCTTATTTCACTTTTTTCCCTTGGAATAATTTTAATTTTCCTCGTGGCTATAGTCTTATTCAGTTTGCTGTTACGGCTGCTGACGATCCCTATCATCTTATTGTGCCTTATGGTAAAGCGGCTGGTGTAGATACAAAACAAACTTCATACGCAACTACTCCAGCTGTTCGTGAGGCGGCCATGATGCTAGCGGTAGACATCTGGCAGGCTCGGCAGACTCCAGCTACCGGTGGATCTGCCGTTGATTTCCAACCAAGTCCATACAAGATGGGTCGTAGTTTAATAAGCCGTGTACAGGGTCTTATAGCCCCTTATACTGGCCCAAGATCAATGGTCGGCTAATGACAGTAGCGATCACTACCCTTAGATCAACAATCGCCACAGCTCTTGATAATCCTGGCGTGTGGTCTGTGTTTGCTTACCCACCAGCAACCCCTTTGGCTAATTCAATTATTATTTCTCCAAATGATCCTTATTTGACTACAAACGATAATTCAAATTTAACCATTAGCCCTACTGCACATTTCAAAATTACTTTATTTGCACCTATGTTTGATAATCAAGGCAACCTAATTAACTTGGAAGAGTTTATGATTGCAGTTTATCAAAAATTAAGCGCATCAGGTTTGGTGTACAACGCTCCAGCCTATTCAGCACCATCTGTACTATCATTACCATCAGGAGATCTATTAAGTTGCGATCTCAGTTTCGACATACTAACGAGTTGGAGTTAACATGGCAGCACCATCAGATGCTGAGAAATTAGCACAATATGAAAAAGAGAATTTGGCGTTTTTAATCAAGATCGGTCAGATTAAAGATCCAAAGCCAGCAGTACAAGCACCTACAATAGACAAGGAATAATAATGGCCATATTTCTACAAAATAATGTTGGCGTAAAGATCAACTCTGTTGACCTATCTGACCACATTACATCAGTATCACTTAACCAGGCTTTTGATGAATTGGAAGTAACTGCACTTGGTGATTTTGCACATAAATTTGCAAAAGGTCTAGAAGCAGCAACCCTGACTCTAGATTTCCTAAACGATTTCGCAGCATCAAATGTTGCAGCAACCCTACAAGCTGCTTACGGCACGACTGTTACAGCTGTGTTGATTCCGGTAAAGGGAACAGCGGTATCTGCTACAAACCCACTTTATACTGTTAGCATTATCGTCAATAACCTAACACCATTAAATGGTGCGGTTGGAGACATCTCAACTCAGAGCATTACATTTACATGTAACTCAACAGTTGTACAAACAACAACAGGCAGCTTCTAAGGAGCAATAATGGCAAAGCTAAAGATCACAAGGGCTAACGGAGAAGTATCTGAACATAAGATTACTCCGGGGGTTGAATACGCTTTTGAAATTAAGTATGGCGCAGGAATCTCAAAGGTTCTACGCGAGCACGAAAGACAATCAGAGATATTCTGGTTAGCCTGGGAATGTTTGCGTAGAGCCAATGTAACTGTAACTACCTTTGGTCTTGAATTTATTGAGACCCTAGATACTGTTGAAGTATTGGATGACGCAAAAAAATAATAGGGCGAGATAGTTTTCTTTACACGATTGCACAACTATCTGTAGAGACAGGCATCCCGCCTAGAGAATTTATAGACATGGATACGGAGATGCTCCGGGCAATAGTCCAGGTCTTACAAGACAGAGCCAAGGAGATCAAAAATGCCAGTCGAAGTCGTAGGCGTTAAAGATGTTCTTGATGGATTAAAATTTATTGACGAAAATATGCGTACAAAGATCAGAACTGCTATTGATCCTTTGATGCGTGGTGTGGCTTTCAAAGCTAAAGGATTTGTACCTGGAAATTCTAGTGTTTTGTCAGGATGGGTTAAGCCAATATCATCTGGAATAAATTACAAACCATTTCCGCCATATGATGCAAGTGTTGCTCGTGCCGGTATTGGATATAATCCAGGGGAAAACAAAACCATGAAAAATGGATTTAAGGTAAGTAATTATGTTTACAATGTTAGCCGCCCTGGATCAATATATGAAACAGCAGGCCGCTTAAACCCACAAGGTAGAGCACCATTTCAAATGACACCATCTAAAGGTGCAAGCGGCACATATTCGACAAGATCTCCAAGAAGTAAAGCATTTGAAGAATACAAATCTAATAATCCTTTTGCTAGTCAACAATTTATTGAGGCTTTAGAGCCAGTAACATCACAACCTAAATTAAAAGGCATGCGTTCAGGTGGTCGTAAAACCAAAGGTCGTTTAATTTTTAAGGCTTGGGCTCAAGATAGCGGAAAAGTTTATGGTGCAATATTAAATGCCATCGATAATACAGCAGCAGATTTTACAAAAATGACCTATATTAAAAAGAAAAAGGCAGCGTAATGGCCAATATATTTGTAGCAGCGACCGCAACCTGGAATGGTAAAGCTCTTACCAAAGGTCAAAAACAATTAAATTCATTTGAAAAAAGCGTTAAAAGTCTTGGTAGAACTTTAGGTATAAGCCTTGGAGCAGCAGCTTTAATCAATTATGGCAAGAAAGCCGTTACCGCTTTTGTTAATGATGAAAAAGCTGCAAAAGCCCTAGAGGTTCAATTAAAAAATACTGGTTACGCATTTTCAGCACCAGATGTTGAATATTATATAGCAAACCTTCAAAAAATGACTGGCGTATTAGATGATCAATTACGACCAGCGTTTCAAACTTTACTTACAGCTAGTGGATCTTTAACCAAAAGCCAAAAGGCTTTAGCCCTTGCTTTAGATATATCAGCCGCTACAGGTAAATCTGTTCAAGAAGTAAGTATGGCATTGGCCAAAGGATTTTCCGGACAAACTACAGCCTTATCACGATTAGGTGCGGGCATAGATAAAACCACTTTGGCTACCGGTGATATGAATTTAATTATGGATGAACTGCAAAATAAATTCTCCGGGCAAGCCAAAGCCCGACTTGAAACCTATGCTGGCAAAATGGATCAATTAAAAGTTGCATCCGCAAACGCATCCGAAACTATTGGTAAGGGAATATTAAACGCTTTAACCGCAATAGGTAAAGATAAAAATTTATCAGCTGCAACAACTGCCATGGAAAACTTTGGAACTTCTATTGCCAATGTTATTACTGGCTTAGGGGTTATGTTAGGTAAATTAACCAGTATTGCTCAAAACTCTGGATTGACCAAATTATTAGGATTTGTAGCCAATACTTCTTTGATAGGTTTATTAGCAAAATTAGGTGCTAGTGCAAGTGCTGATTTTAATGCTCCTTCATCTAATTTCCAGTATTCATTAGGTGCTAATGCAGGCGTTGAATTAGCCCGTATTCAAGAATTAAAAGCTCGTAAAGCCCTTAACGCTCAACTTGTAAAAGAAGCTGAATTAAAAAAATTACAAAATAAATACGATATGGAGCGCATTCAATTAACTGCTGCTTTGATGCAAGCAACGGATGAAGAAACCAAAAAGAGATTGGCTGAGAAATTAGCGTTACTTGATGGTGATGCTTCATTGGTGGATAGTTATATGGAACTATCCGACACCATGACGACTTTGACAAATAGCACAAGCGTTGCAACTACAGCATTTGATAATCTAGCAATAGCCACCAAACAATTATTATTATCATTTGGCGTAAGTCCATCTCAAGTAACTACTGGTGGTGCAATAGGTGGATCTGCGGCTAACTTTAATCCGCTTCCAATTTCTTATGGTTTATCTACAAATGTTCAAGATATGTCTGGCACATCTCAGGCAGTCAAAGATTTATATACAGGATTTGGTCAAACAGTTGTGGTCAATGTTGATGCTACCAATATGATAGATCCTGCCAATATGACCAAAGTTGTGCAAGAATCCATTCTTTCAATCAACAAAAGTGGATTGCCAACAGTACCTGCTGGGCAGGGATTTGGCTTTTAATGGCCGTACCATCAGTTAAAGCAATAATTAACTTCTCTACCGGAGCATCTTTCGGTCAGGCATTTATTATTGGGTCAGGCATTTTAGGCACAAACATCCTGGCTGACTCAGCAGCTGTAATTGTTGATGTGTCTAACCAGGTAGATTCAATTACAACCCAGCGCGGTCGTAATGCTTCTGCTGATCAATTCCAATCAGGTAATTTGACCATGCGTATTGTGGATCAGAACGGTGATTTCAATCCACAAAATACTGCTAGCCCTTATTACGGCTTGCTAAGTCCAATGCGTAAGGTTCAGATAAGCGCAACCTATTTAGGTACTACTTACCCACTATTTTCAGGATTTATTACAGGATATAACACCACCACCCCTAAATATGTAGGCGATGTGGTTTATACAACCATTACAGCTGTAGATGCCATGCGTTTACTTACCAACGCTTTAGTAACCACAGTCACAGGTGCGGTTGCAGGTGAAGATACTGGCACTCGAATCGGTCGCGTATTAGACACAATCGGTTGGCCAACATCAATGCGCTCTATTGCCACAGGTCAAACCACAGTCCAGGCAGATCCGGGAACTGCTAGAAGCGCATTAGCAGCTTGTCAGACTTTAGAGATTACCGAGTATGGCGCATTTTACATTGACCCTAACGGCATTGTTACCTTTAAGAATCGCAGTTACTGCACATCTAGCCCTAACGGCACTCCAGTTTATTTTAATGACAACGGCACAAACATTTCATACTTTAACGCGTTTTGGGTATTAAATGATGCACAGGTGGTCAATCAAGCAAGCATTACAGCTACTGGGTTAGCGGCTCAGGTAGCAACCAACTCATCATCTATCGCTAAATACTTTGTGCATTCATATACCCAAACTGACCTATTGATGCAAACTACAGCCGAAGCTTTGAATAACGCTCAGGCTTATGTGGCTAGCCGTGCTGAAACCACAATCCGGTGCGATGCTATTACCTTGGATCTTTATACAAACAATTACACTACCGGCACAGTTGCCGCCTTAGATCTAGATTACTTTGATCCTATTAGCGTTACTACCACTCAACCAGCCGTGGTAGGCACATCCAGCATTACTAAGAATCTGCAGGTATTTGGAGTTCAACATCAAATAACTCCGAACTCATGGAAAACAACATTCACCACCCTAGAGCCAATTATTGATGGATTCCTGATAGGATCTGCCCTATATGGTGTTCTGGGTACAAACACACTAAGTTACTAAGGAGCAATAATGGCATCAGGATTTCCAGCGGCAACCGGTGATGTACTCACCAGCACAATGTTCAACGGCTTAACTAGCTTTACTGTAGGCACAGCCCAGACAGCCGATTACACACCAGTATTAAATGATCAATATCAGGCTTTGGTTTTAATGAACAAAGCCACAGCTATTAACTTTACTATTCCAACCAATGCTAGCGTTGCTTATCCTGTTGGTACTGCATTAACAGTATTAAACATTGGCGCAGGTGCGCTGACAATTAAAGCAGTTACATCTGGTACTACAACAGTTTTATCAGCTGGAGCAGTAGCTGCTCAGCCAACCCTTGCACAATACAAGACAGCGGTCTGCATTAAGACTGCAACAGATACTTGGTATGTGGTAGGCGGCATTGCTTAATACAGTATTAGGTACTTTTTCTAGCGGGGTAGCGGCTTCTACCAGTTCATACGAATCTATTGCTACTGCTACGCCTAGCGGTGTTTCGACAATAACTTTCAGCAGTATCGCAGGTACTTACAAACATTTACAAATTAGAGGAAGTGCCATATCAGCATCATCTGGTGATACTTGGTATCTAAACTTTAACTCTGATACAGGCAATAATTACACATACCACCGATTAACTGGTAATGGCGCAACCGCATCTGCTAATGGATACAATGTTGAATCAGGTTGCAGACTTGCTGGATTAGTAAATGGTACAAGCGCAACATATCCAACAGTAGTTATTTCCGACATTATTGATTATGCAGATACAACAAAATACAAAACAGTTCGCACATTATCAGGCGTAGATGTTAATGGTAGCGGTGGAGAAATTGATTTGGTATCTAATCTTTGGAAATCATCATCTGCAATAACTTCAATAACTATTAGTGGTTCATTTAATTTTACAGGTACTTTCGCCCTTTACGGAATCAAAGGATAATATGGCAACCACATACGATAAAATTGCTACAACTACTTTGAGTAGTGCGGCATCATCAATAGATTTTACTTCCATTGCAGGCACTTATACTGATTTAAGGTTAGTGATTGTTGGTAAATACACAAGTGCTGGCGGCAACACAAGAATTGTATTTAATTCAGACACATCATCTTTATATTCTAGCACTAGAATTGCTGGAGATGGCACAAGTGCATCAAGTGATAGACTAACCGCTCAAGCGAATTTACGATTAAACTTTGACGGAAATTCAACTACTATTCCAGATTTATTAACAGTAGATATATTTTCCTATGCTGGCTCAACTTTCAAAACATCTTTGATTACATCATCAGAAGATAAAAATGGTAGTGGATCGGTAATTAGAACTGTTGGATTGTATCGTTCAACTACTGCAATTACTTCTATTACAATAAATTTAAGTAGCAGCACAATGGCTGCGGGAACGATAGCCACCCTTTACGGAATAAAGGCGGCATAATGGCAACCTATACTTTAATCAGTTCAAATGTTTTATCATCAAGTGCGGCATCTGTTACCTTCTCGGCAATACCTGCTACCTATACGGATTTGGTTTTAAGAATAAGTGCAAGAACGGATAGCGGTTCAACCTATACGGTTTATGTTCAACCAAATGGAACTGCTAGCGGATATTCTTGGACTAGATTACGCGGCAACGGTTCTGCCGCTTCATCTGCAGCAGGAACTGGCGCAACTCGTGGTTACTTGAATTCAGATTCAGCAGATGACTTGAACGCAACTGCTAACACTTTTGGTTCAATGGAATTTTATTTGCCAAGTTATACTGCCAGTCAATACAAACCAGCATCAAATTTTGGTGCTTGGGAAACAAATGCAAGTGCTGCAAATATGTCTGCTACCGCTGGACTTTGGAGCAATAACACCGCAGTAAGTTCTTTAGTTATTCAAACTGATGCTGGTGTTAATTTTATATCAACCTCATCATTTTATCTATACGGAATATCAAACGCTTAACAAAGGAGAAAATATGCCAACTAAAGTAATCGTAGATTGTTCAACAGGTGAGGTTCAAGAAATTGAATTAACTGCTGAAGAAATTAAAGCGCAGGCTGATGCTGCTGCTAAGGCGGAAGTTGATCGCAAAGCACAAGAAGTAATTGATGCTGCTAAGGCAACTGCCAAAACGGCTTTGCTAAAGAAATTAGGAATTACAGAAGCAGAAGCTGAGTTACTTCTTTCATAATGAAACCTTGGTTATGCAAAGCAGGAGTACAGCTAAGGGAGCAGATCGATGATTGGTTCCCGGATCGGGATCGTAAAAGTGATGGATGGGTGGGTGATAGTCGCCATTCCGCGAGAATCTCTGATCACAATCCAGACCTCGATGGGTGTGTCCGAGCCATTGATATTGATTCTGACCTGGGTACACAAAAAGGGCTCTCGTTGTATCTTGCTGACCAGCTCAGGGATCATGCGGAAACCGATAAACGCATATCTTACATAATTCACAAAGGTAAAATAGCAAGTCCTAAAGCTGGATGGATGTGGCGTGATTACAAGGGCATCAATAGACACGATCATCATATACACATCAGCTTTAGCAAACTGGGCGACAAAGACAGTACATACTTCCAAATTCCACTTATAGGGGGAAAGATATGAAATTAAATAAAAAATCAAAGGCCGCAATCAAGTCATATTTGAGAGCTGTAGCAGCATCTGGAATTACAGTTGCACTTGCTATTGCTGGCAACATGAAGCCTGAATACTCTGTCCTTCTTGGTGCTGTTGTAGCACCCTTAATCAAAGCCTTAGATCCTAAAGATACTGATCTAGGTGTTAATGCTGAGTAATGTCTGCAAACGATTGGGTTGGTTTATGCGTTGGAATAAGCGCATTACTCACCAGTATATTAGTGGCTCTACGATGGGTTATTAAATCTTACTTATTTGAGTTAAAACCCAATTCAGGCTCATCAATGAAGGATCAAATTAACCGCTTGGAGAAGCGTGTTGATGATCTATTTATTTTAATTAGTAAGTCATAATTTTAATATGGCGAACACACGCAAGACTCCTAAGCGCAAGAAAATCAATAGGCGTATCGTTCGCCATTCTCCTGAGCCGTTAAGTAAGTTAGATCAACACTACACGGCATTGCATGAATGTTATAAAGCAGCTCGGAAAGCAGGGTTTACACCTGAACACGCCTTCTGGTTAATGACCGAGCATAAGACTTTCCCTGATTGGATCGTAGGCAATGGCGGGATCATTCCTTCCATAGATCCAACTGACGATGAGGATAACGATTAAGCGATATTTAGTTATCAGCGATCTTCAAGTACCCTACCAACATGAA